GTGCCGTAGTTCTTGAAACAGTAGCGGCTGTTCCAGCTATGGTGGCTGGGATGATGCTACACCTCAAAAGTTTACGGCGGCTTCGACGGGGCTACGACCCTTACATAAATCAGATGCTTGAAGAAGCTAAGAACGAGCGCATGCACCTTATGTTTTTCTTGGAGATTGCACAGCCCAATGCGTTTGAAAGGTTTTTGATTACCGCAGCCCAATTTATTTTTTGGCATTTTTACCTAGTGTTATACATTTGCTCTTCCAAAACAGCGCACCGTATGGTAGCATACTTCGAACAAGAAGCCGTTAATAGTTATACGGAATACTTGGATCTTGTAGAAAGCGGTCAAGTAGAAGATACTATTTGTCCATATTCTGCCCGAATGTATTATGCGCTAGGACCAGATGCAACACTGTCAACAATGATTCGTTATGTCAGGGCTGATGAACAGCGACACGCTGATGCTAATATGAAACTATCTTTATAAACCACGAGGAGTCATGATCCTCTAGTGTGACCCGCACGATTGAAGTAAGATCATTTCTTACAGGGTCGCAGCTATGCGGAAATAGCCGTGATGGTAAGCGTTAAAATACACTTGTCGTTGTTGACTAGGTGGGGAGCGATCGTTAGTGGTGTCGGCAGGCGTGGTACACTAACCAGCAGAAGTCCGGAGTGTTAGCCACTTACTTAATTTTAGGAGGCGTTATGCTAGAAACAAAAGAAGTTGAAGCAATTATTTCAGACCTAGTATTTGTAAATATTTACTGTAGTGATAATCCAGATTACGCTGCAATACTTAAAAGTCTTCAGGCTTTAGACTTGAGTTATGAACAGACCTATGATATATTGCAGAAAATTCGCCAAGGAGAATACTAATGTCAATAGATAATGCAAGCCCTGAAGATTGGGACAATATATTTAACAATCTTTCAATACGAAAGAAAGCAGATCCTGTAGACCAGCCCGACCACTACAACAAAGGTGCGGTTGAGGCTATCGAAGCAATCAAAGCTTCAATGCCTGAGCATGAATTTCGTGGTTATCTAAAGGGCAATGCGCTCAAGTATTTATGGCGTTACGATTACAAGGGTAAGCCCATTGAAGACCTTAGAAAATGTAAGTGGTATGTAGATCGTTTAATACAAGAGGTGAATTCATGAAGGTAGTTAACGGAGACTTTACTAAAAACAAACCAGAGGAGCTAACGCTTTTATCTAAGATTGAAAGGGCCACTGCAAAAATTACAGAAGAAGTTGGTAATAATGCACATGGTACTTTTATACTATTGACAGAAACAGACGGTGCAATTACAATGTCTTCAGATTTAGGAGCCGAAGACTTTAACTTTCTTTTAGATACAGTTAAACTCAATTCTCTTATTACGGCAACAATAGCTACGGAGTAAAAGGAGTGTATGAATACAATGAACTAACGCAAGATGAGTTAATAGAAGACGTTATCGCCCGTGCATTTGCAATGATGCTAGGCGTACACATGCCTTCCCCTGAGGCCTTGACATTGATGCAAACATGGATTAAGATGGGGGCTGTTGATCGAGGTGTTGATCTAACAGAAGAGTACATACTCAAACAAATACCGAACTTTATTGATTATCTATACAGGAGATAAATTATGGCAGTTGTAGAAGGAAAAGCGTACTGGTCGTTTGTTACCACACCAAACACTAAGTACACACCAGCGTATTCTGTAAACCTTGTAGTCGATGACGAGGTCGCTAACAGTTTTCGCAACCGTGGCTTTACCGTAAAAGATATGGAAGAAGGCCCAGCATTAATCATTAAGCGTAAGGTCGATGGACCTCGTGGTATGGTTCGTGAGGCACCAAAGCTCTATGACAAGAGCAAGCGTGAAATCAACGTAACAGTTGGTAATGGTTCCCATGTCAAAGTGCAGTACAAAGAATGGGAAACACAATGGAATGGTCAAGACTTCCGTGGTTTAGATTTTCAAGCTATGCAAGTTTTAGATCTTGTTGAATATGATGCACCCGATGGTGCTGAGTTTGATGTTGAAGAAGAGGAGGATGAAATTTAATGAGCGTCACTTATGTTCATGAAGGTACTGCATACAATGTAGAATCTTTAGCACCGGAGGGCCAAAAGGCCTTCCAGCTTTTAGTTACAGCAGAGCAGGATGTGCGAGGTCTTGAAGACCGTATGGTTATTGCACAAGCTGCGGCAGTTGCATTACACGCAAAAGTACAAGAGTTTCTAACTGAAGAAGCTATTGTCACAGAAGAGGAAACTAAAACAGACGAGGACTAATATGTCTTTTGTTCAAACCCATGTCCCCTGCACTGAGTGTGGGGGTTCTGACTCTGCAGCTATAAACGATGACGGCTCTGTCAAATGTTTTAGCTGCGGAGTTTTTCTTCCTAAACCTAAGCAGGAAAATAATGTGACTTCTATCACAAACTTTAAGAAGACACCCATGACCACAAACCAAGGAGAATTTTACCCGCTAACTGATAGGAATATCAGCCTACAAACCGCAAAGAAATACAGGGTTCGCTCTGTTAAAAACTCTACGGGTCAAATCGTAGAGCACATATATCCTTATTACTCTGACGGCACAGAGGTCGGAGCAAAGATTAGAAAGCCTAACAAAGAATTTGCTTGGCGTGGTGACGCAAAAAGTGCTGGCCTTTTCGGTCAACAGCTCTTTCAGTCAGGCGGTAAGTATATAACTCTTGTTGAAGGTGAAATAGATGCTATGTCAGCTTATGAATTGATGGGTTCGCAATGGCCTGTTGTATCTATTCGTAATGGCGCACAGTCAGCAGATCGTGATGTGAAAGAAAACTTAGAATTTCTAGAATCCTTCGACAATATTATTATTTGTTTTGACAATGACAAGCATGGTCGTGAGGCTGCAAAGAAAGTCGCAAAGCTTTTGAGGCCGGGCAAAGCTAAAATTATGGAGCTTCCCGTAGACTACAAAGACGCTAACGATATGTTGCGAGCTTCACAGCACAAAAACTTTGTACACCACTGGTGGAACGCCAAACTCTACACACCTTCAGGCGTTCTTAATGTTTCAGAAAATGTTGACAACTACCTCAATCGCACACGCAAAGATTCTATTCCTTTTCCTTGGAAGGGTCTTAATGAAAAGCTCGAAGGCTTACGTGCTGGCGAGTTAGTTACTTTGACAGGCGGTACAGGTCTTGGTAAGTCTAGTGTTACAAGAGAACTAGAACACTGGCTGATACAAAAAACTAAAGATAATGTAGGCGTTATGGCCCTCGAAGAAAACTGGCAGCGTACAATCGACGGCATACTTTCTATTGAAGCTGATGCCCGATTGCACCTTGACAGCGTTCGTAATCTTTTTGATCAAGACGATCTTCGCCAGATACACCATCAAATGTTTGGCGGAGAAAACAAAGATCGTGTTTGGGTTTACGGACACCTTGGAATGAATGACCTCGAAAGTGTATTCAGTAAACTTCGGTACATGATCATAGGTTGTGATTGTAAGTGGATAGTTCTTGACCACCTACACATGCTAGTTCTTTTGTCCGATGACCCCGACGAGCGCAAGGCTATTGACATGATTATGCATAGACTCCGAACTCTTGTAGAAGAGACAGGCTGTGGAATGATTCTTGTTTCACACTTGCGAAGGACTCAAGGCGATCGTGGTCACGAAAATGGTATTGAGACAGCACTAAATCATTTACGTGGGTCTCAATCTATTGCACAGCTAAGCGATTGTGTGATAAGCTTAGAGCGCAATCAACAGTCCGATGATCCTATGGTTGCATGTACAACTAAAGTGCGTGTTTTAAAATCTAGATACACAGGAGATGTCGGTCTTGCAACACACTTGTTTTACGACAAAGAAAGCGGACGCTTATCCGAAGTAGATATAGATACTATGATTGATGAGCTTGGAGATGAGATATGACAGCTTATGTCTTTGACATAGAAGCAAACGGTTTACAGCCAACAGAAATATTTTGTTTGGTTGCAATGGACACTGAGACCGGAAAGACTTACGAGTACGGTCCCAATCAAATTGATAAGGGAGTTCAACTTTTACAAAACGCAGACAAACTAATCGGCCATAATATTTTAGGGTATGATATACCTGTGATAAAAAACTTAAAGGGTGTCGATCTTGATGACGGTAGTATTAAGATTGTAGATACTCTTGTTCTTTCTCGCTTGTTTAATCCAACACGAGAAGGGGGTCATGGTCTTGAGGGTTGGGGCTACAGGCTGCGTCACCGAAAGATTGAATACGATAACTTTGAATACTATACGCCTGAGATGCTGACGTATTGCAAACAAGATGTGTCCCTTAATTATAAAGTTTATCGACATCTTTCACGCACAGAGTCTGTTGGCTTTGGTACTCAATGTATTAAACTAGAACACGAAGTGTACCGCATTCTTAATGCACAACGTGATAGAGGATTCAAGCTTGACCAGCAACATGCTATGAGTCTTTTAGCAGAACTAAATGAAAAGATTGACAAAGCAGAAAAGCGTGTGCACAAAACATTCAAGCCACGCGAAACATTTATTACTTTGGTTCCAACAATGACCAAGGCAGGCAAGGTTTCTAAAATGGCGCAAGTCAAAGGCGAAACCAAGAAGGTCAGACTATCTGATGAAGAGTATGAAAAAGCGTGTAAGAATCCAAACGAGCATCTTGTTCGTCGTGATTCTGAACCTTTTAACCTTGGTTCTCGCAAACAAATTGGAGAATATCTCTTGGAGTTTGGCTGGAAGCCTACAAAATTTACGCCTACGGGACAGCCAATTGTTGATGAAAAGGTCTTATCGCAAATAAAAAATATACCTGAAGCAGCTATCATCGCTGAATATCTAATGCTTCAAAAGCGCATAGCTCAGATAAACTCTTGGTTTAAAGAGATGCAAGACGATGGACGCATTCGTGGATACGTTAATACTATTGGTGCTGTAACAGGACGCATGACTCACAGCAGTCCTAACATGGCACAGATTCCAAGTACAAGCAGTCCTTACGGTAAAGAGTGTCGAGAATGTTGGACAGTCGAAGACAATTACAAGCTGGTTGGTATTGATGCCAGCGGCTTAGAATTACGTATGTTAGCTCACTACATGAACGATGAAGGGTTTACTTATGAATTACTCAACGGAGACATACACACAGCAAATCAAATGGCTGCAGGACTTGAATCAAGACCTCAGGCAAAAACTTTCATCTATGCCCTCTTATACGGCGCAGGAGATGCAAAGCTTGGATCAGTGGTTGGAGGAGACGCAAAAGATGGTGGAAGACTTAGACAATCTTTCTTCGATAATCTCCCTGCATTCAAGGATCTTAAGGACAGAGTTGCACGAGCGTCTAAAAGAGGTTACCTCAAAGGTTTAGACAAACGTAAGTTGTTTGTGCGTTCAGAACATGCTGCACTAAATACTTTATTACAAGGCGCTGGTGCAATTGTTATGAAGCAGGCGTTGATTAATTTGCAAGAAAGTATTAAAGACTTAGATGCACACTTTGTTGCTAACGTCCACGATGAGTGGCAGATTGAAGCACACAAAGATATAGCAGATAAAGTAGGTGAGTTAGGTATTGCTGCAATTGAACAAGCTGGTAAAGACTTTAATTTAAAGTGTGAATTAACAGGAGAATACAATGTTGGAAACAGCTGGGCAGATACCCATTGATTTTCAAGAAGAATCAACAATTACAGATAGTAATAGAAAAGGAGACCTAGCTGAATATTATGCGGTTACATGGCTATGGGACAACGGTTATGAAGTTTTTGTAAATGCTGGATGTACTGGACCTATAGATATGGTCGCAGTAAAAAACGGAAAAACTATTTTAATTGATGTTAAAACTAGATTACATGATCCTAGATTTCCTAACGCTAAAAAAAGCAGGGGCAAGACTAGGACTAAAGCTCAAAAAGAAATGGGTGTAGTAGTATTAGCCTTTGATCCTGATACACGTAAACTATGGTGGGTGGACCACAAAGAATGAAAACATTAGACACTTTAATACAAGACATATATTCTAGTCTTGAAGGCCTTTCCACTGGGGAGGCTTTAAATATCTCTGAAGAAGAACTAGACTTAACTCTTTCGCGTATGAAAGAAAGCATACTTGCTTGGTCTAAACCACGAGAAGTTGACAACAGCTTTAGACTTCGAATGTCTAACATTGGTAGGCCTTTGCGACAGCTGTGGTATGAAAGCCAAAGCGCTTCAGATCCTCACGTCGTTAGTGGCTCAACACAAATCAAATTTCTTTATGGACATATCCTAGAAGAAATAGTCTTGATGTTAGTCCGAATGGCAGGGCACAAAGTTACATCAGAACAAAAAGAAATAGATGTTGACGGCATCAAAGGCCACATGGATTGTAAAATAAACGGTGAAGTTGTAGACGTTAAAACAGCTTCAAAGTTTTCTTTCAATAAATTTAAAGATGGCTCACTGGTCAACAACGACCCCTTCGGGTATCTTGCACAGTTGTCTGGCTATGAAACTGCTGAAGAAACAAACGCTGGCGGATTCCTTGTTATCAATAAAGAAAGCGGCGAGTTGTGTTTGTTTCGGCCTGACGACCTTGAGAAGCCAAACGTAAAAGAAAAAATCAAGAAGGTCAAGGCAGCAATTGCCGTTGACACACCGCCAGACAGGTGCTATGCTCCTATACCTGAAGGTAAAAAAGGTAATATGAAACTACCTTCTGGTTGTGCATACTGTCCGTATAAGTTTGAATGCTACTCAGATGCAAATGACGGTGATGGACTTAGAGCATTTAGATATTCTAATGGTCCTGTATACTTCACTAAAATAGCAGTAGAACCACGAGTTGAAGAGATTCTTTTATGAATAGAAAAACAATTAAACAAATCAACAAACAAGTTGGACCTATTCTTGTTGCTTGGTTAAAAACATTAGTCTCTGAAGAAGAAGCCAAGAAGATCACTTTAGATAATTACAAAGAACTTCTCCCTGATCAGACGCATGTTTTTGCCAACAACAAGTTTTTTCTTAGCACCTTTTCACCACGGTGGGTGCGTAAAAAACTAAAAGGTTTAGTGGCTCGACAGCCTAATAAGCCTATTAACTCATACACTCTAGAAGATATTAAAGCTGAGATGCAAACATGGAAAATGATCAACAGGGACTTTTAGTTCCGCTTGAAGTAATTATTCTTGGTTTTGCTGCGCACTTCACTAACGGCAACGATGTCAATAGCGTTGAAGATGAGGCGCTTTTTGATCTTCAAGCTGCTCTAGAGTTAGAGATAGAACGAAGAGGAGTAGTAATACATTGAGTAAAGAACCTAAAATACGCAAAGGCTACCGCAAGCGGAGGGTTGTGAGGCCACGAGAAAAAGATTTAGAGCCGGGCTATGACTCACACTGGGAGTATAAACTACACTCTGGTCCTTTATCCGATTGGGACATACACACGACAAAGGTTGACTATGTTGTTGAACACACGTACCATGCAGACTTTGTTAAAGTAATAGATGGTAAAACAATATTGCTTGAAGCCAAAGGACGCTTTTGGGATGCGCCCGAATACACCAAATATGTATGGATAAATAAATCTTTACCTAAAAATTATGAGTTAGTCTTTTTGTTTTCAGACCCTAATGCTCCAATGCCTCAAGCCAAAAGGCGTACAGACGGAACAAAAAGGTCTCATGCAGAGTGGGCAAGCTCAAAAGGATTTAGGTGGTTTAGTGAAGAATCGCTACCGGACGAATGGATTGACAAGGATTATAAAGAAGAAGGACTATGATAGATCGTAAACAAGAACGCTCTGATAAGTTTAATCGCAAAAAGAAATTTAAACGAAAAGGAGAAGCACCCCCTAGGAAAAGAAAAGAAAATGGAATCTCCTTGCGTCAAAGAATGCAAATTAGTGAATAATAAATGTTCGGGCTGCGGCAGAACAAAAGAGCAGATTATTAATTGGACAAAATACACTGATGAAAAAAGGAGAAGAATTATTGAAATGCTACGTTTGTAATTCTGAATTAATTTGGGGAGGCGATATAGACTCCACAGATATGGACGACAACAACATAATCGAAACAACATTGACCTGTAGTTTTTGCGATGCTACAGTAGTTGTTTTTCAACCAACTGAAAAGGAAGACTAATGGACTTGTACCAACAATATATCCACAAATCACGTTATGCTAGATACTTACCAGATGAACAGCGGCGGGAAACGTGGGAAGAAACAATTGACCGATATCTTAATTTCTGGATTGAAAAAGGTAAGCTTACCCTTGAAGAAGCTAACGGAATGTTTGCAGACATCCACGACTTAAACGTTATGCCATCAATGCGAGCGCTTATGACAGCAGGAGAAGCCCTTGATCGTGATAACGTAGCAGGATTTAATTGTAGTTATTTACCAATCGACCATCCAAAAGCTTTTGACGAAATGATGTACGTCTTGATGTGCGGAACAGGCGTAGGATTCAGCGTTGAGCGCCAATATATTAGCAAATTACCAGATGTAGCAGAGGAGTTTCATGAAACAGATACCGTTATACATGTCGCCGACAGTAAAATTGGATGGGCTAAAGCTTACAGAGAACTTATTAGCTTGCTCTATTCGGGTCAACTTCCAAAGTGGGACATCAGTGGAGTACGACCTGCAGGGGCAGCCCTTAAAACCTTCGGCGGTCGAGCGTCTGGTCCAGAACCTCTTGTCGATCTGTTCAACTTCACAGTCGGCATCTTTCGGGAAGCTGCTGGACGTAAACTTAGCTCCATCGAATGCCACGATTTGTGCTGTAAGATTGCACAGATCGTTGTCGTCGGAGGTGTTCGCAGGTCCGCTCTTATCAGTTTATCTAACCTCACTGACGATCGAATCCGACGAGCAAAGTCAGGGCAGTGGTCGCAAGATAATCCTCAGCGAGGACTAGCAAACAACAGCGCATGTTATACAGAAAAACCTGATTTTGAGGCATTTTTAAATGAGTGGAAAAGTTTATACGAGTCCCGCTCTGGAGAACGAGGAGTTTTCTCTAGGGTTGCAAGTCAAAAGCAAGCTGCAAAGAACGAGCGACGAGATGCTACCTATGATTTTGGAACTAATCCATGCAGCGAAATCATCCTCCGACCCTACCAGTTCTGCAATCTGTCGGAAGTTGTCGTCAGGTCAACCGATACTTTGTCAGACCTTAAACGAAAAGTACGTGTTGCGACTATCCTTGGAACTTTACAAGCTACCCTCACAAACTTTAGGTATCTAAGGAAGGTGTGGCAAAACAACACAGAAGAAGAAGCATTGTTGGGCGTGAGTCTTACAGGAATTATGGACCACCCAACCTTATCAGGAAGGAGAGACAAAGGTGTTCTTAAAACTTGGCTTACAGAACTTAAAGAAGAAGCTATTGAAACTAACAAGCATTGGTCTGCAAAGCTTGGTATTAATCCTAGCACTGCTATTACTGCTGTTAAACCTTCCGGTACTGTTAGTCAGCTGGTTGATTCTGCAAGTGGTATTCACCCTCGATACTCAGATCAGTATATTAGACGAGTTAGAGCGGACGCAAGAGACCCACTCTGCCAAGTCCTTGAACAGGCTGGAATCCCCGTAGAAGACGACATAATGTCACCCACTACCAAGGTATTCTCCTTCCCAATAAAGTCTCCTGACGGGGCTGTGGTGGCGTCTGAGATGGGTGCTATGGAGCAACTAGAACTCTGGGAAATCTATCAAGACTTTTGGTGCGAACACAAGCCGTCAATGACTTGTTATTATCGTGATGAAGAATTCTTGGAAGTAGGCCAGTGGCTATATAATAAGTTTGATAAGATTAGCGGTATTAGTTTTTTGCCCTACTCTGAACATACTTATCAGCAAGCGCCCTATGAGCCTTTTAGCGAAGAAGAGTACAACGAAATGGTCGCTAACTTTCCTACTGAAATGTCTTGGGACATTACAGAAAGCAGTGATATGACTGAAGGCTCACAGACTTTAGCTTGCACAGGCAACAACTGTGAACTATAGGAGGTAATATGTTGACACCCAAACAAATAATGAGTACAATGAGAAGCTATTACGAAGCAGATATTAAGAAACATGCGCTGGCCGTTGAGGTTATTATTAGTAACCCAATGGCCTTTCATGACCACGACGCATTTTATGAAGCTATCGAGTCTCAGCTAAAGCTATTAATAGAATCTAAAGATTATCTTGACGGGCTAGACATTGTTCGTGTTGAAATGGAAACTCGAAATGGCTAGTAATAAACAGGAAGGAAACCTTATTGGTTTTAGGATTTTCTTTGACGCTTCTGGAAACTTGATGACTGAGTTTAATAAGCTTCCAAAGGATGAGGTAGGTAAATTCTTTAAAGAGCCTGAAGAACATAAAATTATTACAACAGTTCTTGATCAGGCTCTTTATCATCTCGAAGGATTACATGAAAAAATTGAAAACGAACTAGATGCGTTAAACACTAAGACTTTTTAGATCTATACCTTCGAGTCTTTTGGGCAACCTTCTTTGGCTGTTTGCTGTGTTGTTTGCCCTTTTTTGTATCTTCGCGTTTTTTGCGGGTAGTGGCAGCATACTCTTTGGCTGACAAAGCCTTGATAGCCTTTTCAGGTAGGTAACGCTCACCTGTTTTGCTAGACTTCTTGCCCGACTTAGTACGCCACTTTTGTTTTGTCCAAGCCTTAAGAGACTTCTGAGATTTTTTGAGGGCCATTACTTGTAACCTCCGCCTGCAGCTTTATACTCTTTAGCAAGCATTTGAGCTTTACGGGCTGACCACTGACCAGCTTTACCACCTTTAGAGCCTGCCTTTATCTTGTTAAAAAGGCGCTTACGCATAGTAGGCTTGGTATAGTTGCCTGCCTCGTTAACACGAGATTTTGTTTTCTTTTTAGCTGGCATGTCTATCCTCTATAATTTCTTCTATTCTGCAGCGAACTCGTCGCCCTTCATGTCTCATGTGAATTGGTGCACCTACGTGTAAGTGTCTTATCTTTATGTCTTTCACATCTTCGAAGATCTGACAGTCTGGTATGACCACGTACTGTTGATTTCCTTTTTGAATGAGAATACTATTAGCTCCAAATGCTGGAGCAGACAGCAAAGCTGCCGTAAGTATATATTTATACATTGTGTATCTCCTAACGTCATCTCGACGTGTTGTAGCCTCACGGCTTAGTGTTTAGTATATAGCTTGCTCACTATTTTGCTTGCAGTTGTAGTAAATAAAAAAGGAAAGACTGCATGAACTGCACATGCAAGACCTCCTAAAAACATCCAGCCTGAAAATAACAAAGCTCTTTTTAGGTGTAGACAATAAGATTCTTTGTTTTCAGCAGGATGCCGCGTAAAAAATTTTTTTATCTTCATTACCATTTAACCTTATCAGCCCAATAAGCCGCTGACATCTTTCCCTTTTTTATGTTCTTAGCATGTCTTGCTTTGAACGATTTTCTTTTTGCTTTCATACGTGCTGACTCACCTGCTTTTGGCTTGCCTGCAGTTTTCGCGCCCTTCTGACCAAAGCGTATTGTTTTAATTTTGTCGCCTTCTTTTGCCACCACGATGTGTGACTTTGTTTTGTGCTTGGGTGTACGTTTCGGTTTGTTATAGCCACTTACTCCTGCCCTTTCTAGCCTTGGATCTTTTTTCTTAGTCATAGATTTCTCCGGTGCGGATCATTTCAGTTACTTCTATTGCACGTTGACCAACTTGAACAGCCCAACGACTGTCCAGAAACTCGTCTGCTGCTTCCTCGTAGTTATGGATTGCCATAGCTGCAAGCGCATTTTCAAATTTTCGAAGGCGTGTAAGCCCTAAGTTAAAACATAAATTTACCATTGCTTCGCGTCGAATTTCAGTAAGATCTTTGAACCATGAAAAAGCTGCATCAAGCTCTTCAATGCAACGCTGAATATCATTCATTAAAAGATAATCTACTTCGTCATGCGTTAGTCCTAAGCCTACACCCATCTTAATACAACGCCCTACGCCAATAGTTTCATAGCCTAGATGGTCTTTATAAACATAGTATTTAACGCCTTCATGACGCTTTAAAGTATCAATGAGTCTTTGCATTATTATTTTTCTCCGTCTTGATAAAATGGGCTAAGACCTTGTTCTATTCTTTGTAAAGCATGTTGCTTTGCTTTCATAATAATAGACTCAGGAATATTTTTAGCATTTCCTTCAAGCTTCATATTTGCTAAGGTTTCTATTTCTTTTTTAGTAAGAGTAGGAACCATTGTAGGCACTTCCATTTCTTGACCGTTTATTTCCATGCCTACAGAAACTTCTGTCATAGTTCCGCCTTCAATATTGTTTTTTACTGGGCCTAAAAAACCGTGTGCAGATTTTTTACTTCCATCTGATCTGTACATGCTAGGGTCTTCAACATTTCCACCAGCTTGATAGCCTCTTCTGTTTTTACTTTCTTTAGGCGTGTAGTACAACACCTCTTTATTTCTAATCATTTTATCAATTTTTCTTTCAGCATCCTCGTAACTATCTGCTTTAATTTTAAAGCCTTTGTTGTTGTTTGCTATATCCATAGCCCCGCCCTTAACATCAAGCTCAACAAACTCTCGTAAGTTTGCAAGGAATCTAGTTGCTTCGGGATAGTTAGCTTTTTGAGCAACAACGCCTAGAGCTAAGTGTCTCGCAGCATCACCACGGCCATCAAGCCGTTCAGCTTCAGGATACTTTTTATCTATGTTCATAGCCCACTCAAGGCCTTCTTTAGGGACTCCTAAGGCTTCTGCAGCTGCGTCATAACCTGCTTTTTTAATTCGATCAACAAAACCGCCTTCGTTGAATAACATACGCTTTTCGGGGTCTTCTTCGTCTACAAAAGCCGACCCAGCTTGGATGTTATAGGGCTGGCCTGTCATTTTGTCAATGCGCTCGTCGGGTTCTATAGGCGCATTAGGCACAATAACTTCACCGCCTTTTGCAAATTGTGGACGACCCCCTTCAAAAGCTGACTCAAGCTTTTCAGGTTCGACAGGCATAAGAGGCGTATGAAGCATTCTAACTTGTGCTTTGACCAGTTCGTTTTGATATTCAGAAAGTGGAAGATCATCAAAAACAAGTTTTTCAAAATCTGTCATTAACTTATTTTCTGTTAAAGGATCTTCTTCTTTAAAAAGTCCTTGAGCAATATAATCAGCTTCAACACTTCCTACGCCATTTTCTTTCATAATATATAGCGCACGATCAGTACCCAATAAAGTTTCAGCAGCTAAAAAATCTTCATATAAATCTTGTTGAATATCGTGTAAAGCTTTTTGACGATTAATATATCTATCTACAAGAGTACCTGATCCTTCTGTATATCCAAAAGGCCTTGAAACAACAAGATTTCTTTTGTACCTAGCATACTTTTTAGTTTTAAATTTAAACGCATCTTCAGCATTAAACTCAGTAAAACGAATACCTGTTGCATTAGTAAACAATTCTGCATTATAATCACGAGGTTCTTTTGTGTGCATCTGAGGTTTTCCGACTGCAGCATCAATAAGTTTTTCTGCTGAATCCATTGAGCCGGGTTTAAACGCATCAAACATTAAATAAAAAGCCTCAGTTCCTTGATCAATATAAGACATTCCATCTACAAAAATAGGCTTACCATCAGGCGTATATCCGTTACCTCTAAAAGCATGTGTAAGATCTTGAAGCGTTTCAGTTACAATTGCTTCTCCAAAATAAGGAGCCAGTAAATTTATACCTGCTTCAAAAATTGCAAGTCCTAGTCTTTTTTCTAGTGCTTCTCCACGAAGCTCTCCACGCTCTACTTCTTTTATAGCTAGATTAAAAGGCTCTTTAACTGTACTATAAGAATCAATAAACTGTGTATCGTTCGTGTAAATTGTGTCTCCAAAACGTACAACATTTCTTGGAGCTTTAGACCAAGGAGTTTCTGAAAGTTTTTGAATTGCTTTTTGCTCTTCTTCATCAAAGCCTGCCCAGCTGTAACTAGCTTTTGAAAGTTCGTTCCATCCTGCCATGCTTGCAGTAAAACCAGTTAAACGAAGTGTACCTCTTTTAACTAACTCTTTATTTCCAGAGCTTATTTCTTTAGCGGCTTGTTCTACAATATGAGCAGATGTCCTTAAGATTTCTGCTGGAAAAGAAACAAAGTTACCCACTGGTAAATATCTAAACTGTTTAATTCCTTTAGGAACACGATCGTAGTTAGGCATTGTATTTTTAACGATATTAGCAGCTTCTTCTTCTAATACTTCTAAAGCTTCGTTAGGCTTAGCCTTCTTTAAAATTTCAAGCTCTTTTTCAAAAGCGTTTATTTTAAAGAAATCGTCTGTCGCCATGTAAATATCGGTTAAGCCGTCATCAAGTCCTTCAACAAGTTTAGATCCTGCAATATAGGCTTTATCGGGCAGCGCTTTGCTACCAAACCTTTTAGCAAGATTAGCCATAAAATTGTCAGCATCAGACTGATAGCCTGTCTCTAAAAGCGCTCTAAATTCATTTACCCTAACGTTTGTATTGATAACGCCTAGCCTTAGATAACGCTCATACAAATTATCTAAAGCAGCATCGCCCCCAGAAGAAATTTCATTCCAGAGCAATTGACGAGTTTTGTTTGCGCTATTAAACGGGTTAATGCCATTAGCGAGCGGGAACTGCATACCACCCAAAAAGTTTCTTAGGTGCGTCATATGGCTATACACAGTTTTCATTTTCTGTGAAAAGCCTTTCATCTGTCCACCATACCTAAACAAGCCAGAGTCGAGGACACCAAGATGAGACTCTTTGTTTTTAATAGCGGTTAGTGTTTCAGGCGTTGTCCACTTGCCATCTAAAATAGAATTTGTTCCAGTAATTTGTTTGGTTGCGCCTTTACTAGCGGCAGCATCATTAAAAATATACTTGTTGTTTCCTAGATCATAAAGATTATTAAAAAATCTATTGCTTTCAGTAAGCCTAGCAAGCTTTGAAACTGTTAATATTATATTTTCTGCAGGCTGTTCAATTTCTCCCATAAGCTGACGAACAGCCAACGGAATTTCTCCTCGCTGTTTTAAAATTTCAGTATTAACTTTATGAACACTGCCGTAAAAGCCTTCGAGTTGTTGCCCTTGTTTAGTGTCTAGAATTTTTTGAATTTGATCTGCGGCATAATCTTCAATTTCTTGAAGATCTTTTTTACCCATTTTTTCTGCTTGTTCTTTAAAGTATTTTGTGGCTTGTTGTAAAACAGCAGATGAAGGACGATATCCAGCATCTTCATAAAGACGATAAGATCTTCTAATATACATACCCATATTTTCAAGAATAGCAGCTTGAAAATCGCTTGAAGGTATGTTAGAGTTTAAAACTTTTCCAGATAAGTCATCAATTAAATTACGAGCATTAAGAACTTCTGTAGCAATGTCTGAATTTAATTTATATTTTTGTGAAATAAATTTTACCTGTTTATCAAAAGACATATCAGGTGCAAAATCTAAATCTTCTGATAATGCACGTTGAACAATGGTTGTAGCCCGTTTAGTTTTAATACCATCATTTAAATTGTTGAGGGCTTTTTGCAATCTATTAGAAATATGCTCTGCTTGGCTTACTATTTGGCGTTCAGCATACTGTGAATCATTAAAAGCACTAAAAGCTTTTGGAGACCAGTATCCACGAGAAGTAAAAACCTGTTGAAAAAATCGACGCAAAGGACCGCTAGTGGCTAAAGCAGTAAGACCATCAGATTTAACGCCAGCTTGTTCTAGAACTTGAAGAGAGTCGTCATCAATATTTGTAAACTTAACTGGAGGCTTTGAAACCTTTGGCATTTTAATCTTAGATCTTTGTTCTTTTAGAGCAGTCATAATAGCATCTACTTGCTCTGACTTTGTTAGTTGCTCTAAAGGTTTTTTAAGTTTAGCTGCTTCTTTTGCACCAACATCTAAAGTTTTTAAAAAACCATAACCTAAGCCACCCATTACAATGTTCTGTGCAGTAAGTTTAATACGTTCGTCAATAACAGAATCATCATCATCAATTGACATAAACTCAACAAAATCTTGAGCAACTGTCCCAGCCTCAAAAAAATCATAATCTTCCATAGATCTAAAGGCCGTTTCTTCTTTGTTACCAGTGTAAAGCACTTGATCTAAAAGCGCCAAACCACCAGCAGTTGTAGCTGCTTTTGCAATAGTAGGTAAATTACTTACTAGCTTACTACCTTCGATAGCTCTTCCACCAATAATATAAGGCGTAAATTCTGCTACAGAACCTGCTATGCCCCTTTCTTTTACTTTGCCTTCTGGAGTTACAATGTCTTCAGCTTCTATGCCCGGAATAATGTCTGTAACCATATAAGCAAAAAGTTTTCTATTTTGACCTATAAATTGTTCTGGGCTTTCAAAACCTTTTGGTGTTCCTAAAACATCTGTTATAATTTTAGGAACGAAAGAGCCATACTGCGTTAAACCTCTAACAATATCTGTAACAACTCCTGTATCTTCTTTTTCTTCTGGCTCAACAGGAGCAGGCGCTTTAGGTCTAACAGGTGCAGGCGGCTCAAGAACCGTTTCTTCTTCTTCCTCTTCAGGGATAGTTAGCTTTGGCTTAGGCTGATCGGGCTTAACCGGACTAGCAGAAATACCTAGCTGCTTTGCCCTTAAATGCTTTTCAAGCACTTCTTGATCAGTCACGCTATCTGGCACGTTAGAATAAACCGTACCATCAGGCAGGATTACAGGTCTTGACATAGCAGTTTAATCCCTAGTTTGTCTACTAATAAACGGATATTCTTGTTCAAATAATTGTCTATCTAAAGTTCCAAAATCTAAACTAGCAGGAATAGTTGTTCGGCTCCTGCTAGTTGTTTCACTAACAGCACCTGCAGTATCTATTAAATTTAAAAGAAGCTTCATCATTCTACGCTGTTTTTCATCTTCAGGAAGATCTTGAAGCTGCTCTGCTGCAACCTTACTATCAAAAACTCCAGTAGAAATAACTTCAATAAGCGATCTTTCTCGTGCTTCTTGAGTAGGATCTTTTGCGTTTCCGGTAAGCCAGCGATGATATAACTGACCAACTTTGTCGTATTCATCTAATGTCCTTACATTTTCAGGACGTAAGTTCAAAGAATTTGCTTCAGCCATAAAACCTTCAAAAGCTTTTGGTTTTAGCATGTCTTGCGCTCGTATGCCATAGTTAAAAGTGCTTTGCTTTTCTTTTACAAGCGCTAACATAGTAGCTTCAGGATCGTTGGTATCTAGTATAGTAACGGGATTTCCTTTAGCGTCCCTTTTAATTCTAACTTCTTCTGTTTTTTCTTGAGTTATTAAATTAGTAGTTGTTTTCTTTTCTACAGCAAATACCTTATCATCTACAACTTGAACATCTGAGGCAGTATCAATTTTTGTTTTCTTATCAGGACCAAAAGCTTCTTCAGGAAATACTTGATTTGTAAAGTTATAAGCTCTTACCATATCTCCAGTTGAGTTATATGTAGACATAAACGTATTTAAAGCTTTAGCATTTTTAGCAAAACGTCCGTTAGTAGTGATAGCTAATAAAGCTTCATTTTGTATATCTTCTTGAGATTTACCTCCAAATAAATTAGAAATGCCTCGTGTAACCCATGAACCTATATTAGATGGCTGTGCTTTAAGAGCATTCATTTTTACCATTGCTTCGTATGAATCTTTGTCTGCAATATCATTAGCAAGTACAATAGCTTTTTCATATTCAGAAGCCCATGACTCAGCTAGTTTTTGAACCTCTGCAGTTACTAGGTCATTGTATTCTGTTAAATCATTAGTATATACATCTGACATTTTTTCTTTAGCACGAGCTTCAAATTCAGGGCGCATTGTAGCCATTGCATATCCCACTGTATCTCCAGCTTGATAACCTTGACCGCCTTTATTGATTGAAGATTGAACACTTTGTAACGAAGCAGCGTTTTGACGTGCTTGTTTTTGAACAAGTTCAGCATTCCAAATTTCTTGATTATTTAAAAAATCATTTGTTTTTGCTGCGAGTCGCTCGTTACCTATCTTAGCCGCAAGACCAATGCCAAGACCCAACAAAGCATTACGCTCTTCTTGCTTCCGAAGTCGTCGTGATTGTTGTTCTCTTCTTTTTCGAATATCTCCTAAAAGAGATTCACCAAACTGTTCAATAGACATTATACTTCTTCCTCTTCAACGGATGGAGGAGCCATTAGGCTTTGTGTTTCAGGCGCTTGTTCTGGCTCTTCAGGCCGCGACATAAGGCTTGACATTTCTGGGACAGGTAGATCTTCAATTGTTTCTACCATTTCAGGGGTAATAGCACTTGAAGGTGTTTGCCCAATCGAAGCAAGCTTTTTAATATTTTCTAATTTTTCTTTTTCAAGCGTAGCGCCAAACACTCGCTCTTCAGCTTCATCTTCTTCTTCGCCTTGGTAGATTTTTGGGTCAATTCCTGCACGTTCTGCAAGTGCTAAAATCATGTAAGCAACAGGCTCAACAAGCATCAACATCAAATCAGGATTCCACTTGCCCTCTTTAAAGCCAGCAAACAAAAGCGTTTGTACAATATCCATAACAGGCACATCTTGAACAAGAACGCCCATTATTTCTTTATAGGTTTGCTCCTCAATAAGGCCTTCAAAAATAT